TACATCTCAACCGCAAGAGCTCTTACATACAGATGTGAAAACGCACAACTTCCAGGTAGAACATTTGCAACAACGGAACAAAAAACTTATGGACCAGTTGAGAAACATCCATACCTCACTACATATGCTGACATAGATTTGACTTTTATAATTGATGACAACATGGAATCAAAAGTGTTTTTTGATGCATGGTTGAACTATATCAATCCAATGTTTAATTACAATATGAGATATAAAGAAAATTATGCAACAACGATTACGATTAATCAATATGATGTTACAAACAAACTTTCATATTCTGTGAATTTATATGATGCATTTCCCATTTCCATGAACCAATTAGACTTAGATTGGAATGCAGATGGTTATCATAAACTGTCTGTAACTTTTGCATATACCTATTGGAAAAACAATTCGTTGCAAGCAATAGGTATGGAACTGATCGATGCTGGTCTAAACTCGGTGGCCACAAGTGTAGGTGGACTTGGTGGTGGTGCAGCTGGCGGCATCGGAATAGGTTTCAACTCAATTGCTCAATCATTGGAGTCGACCGTTAAAATTGAAAATAATTAAGGAGATATTATGGCTTTACCAAAACTTGAAGTGCCAACTTATGAACTGGAATTACCACTTTCTAAGAAGAAGATAAAATACAGACCGTTTCTAGTAAAGGAGCAAAAAGCTCTTTTGATGGCGATGGAATCTGGTGATGCACACAGCATACAACACAATGTACGAGAAATCTTGGATGTGTGTACACTATCCAAAGATTTTGATATCGATGAACTTTCGATAGTTGATGTTGAGTATTACTTTATTCACCTGAGAGCAAAGTCTGTTGGTGAAATTTCAGAAACAAAATATCGTTGCAATAATGAAGTTGAAGATGGTAAGACTTGCGGCAATGTTATGGAAGTAAAGATTAATTTGATGGAGATTAAACCTGAGTATCAGGAACATATTGATCCTGAAATTCAATTGACTGACAAAATTGTTATTAAGATGCGTTATCCACCATTCAAGTTAATAAAAGACTCGGTTGATATCGACAACATTACAGATGTTACCTTTAACATGTTGGCACAGTCTATAGAACACATATATGATGGTGAACAATTTCATTATGCAAAAGAACAGACACCTCAAGAATTGATTGAATTTATTGAACAGTTAAGCCAAGAACAATTTGAGAAATTGGAAAACTTTTTCAATAGTATTCCAAAATTAAGAAAGTCGGTTGATATCACATGTTCAAAATGTGGTTTTCCACATAAGTTGGATGTGGAGGGACTCGAAAGTTTTTTCGTTTAATACTTTGTTATGATGATTTAAAAAATTACTTTAAGACTAACTTTTCTTTGATGCAACACCATAAGTATAGTCTTACTGAACTTGAGAATATGATACCTTGGGAACGAGATATCTATGTCGCCATGCTAATTCAATATTTGGAAGAAGAGAATCAGAAATTAAAAGAACGCATGAGAAAATAATAGATGGCTGAAATAACAAAAAGTTTAAAAGATACAGCTGGTAAAATTACTGGTGGTCTTGGCCGTGGATTATCGAAATTAAGTTCAGTATTTAAATCAAAAAAAATTGAACCTGCCATGAGTGATATGTCGGGAAATATGTCCAATACACAGTACCTTGGATCGATATATCAATTGATGGTTGATTCTGATGAAGAGAGAAGATTAGAACAACAAAGAGAACAAAATTTAAAAGAAGAGAGTGATTCTGAAGAAGACCGTCAACATAGAGAAATTATTAAGGCATTGACTTTACGCAGAGTACCAAAACAAAAAAAAGGTATTAGTGAAAAACAAAAGCAATCTGAAAAATCTGAGAAAACTGCAAAATCTACTGTTGGTAAAAAAACTAAAAAACCGAAAGTACCTAAAAAAGATGAACCTGCCAAGAAGGATGAACCAGCCAAGAAACCTACAGATACAGAAAAAGATAAAAGAAAAGAACAAAAGTCTTCTGCAAAAGATGAACAGATAAAAAAAGATAAAAAATCAGCAGATGATGCCAAAGCGGCCGCCGACAAAAAAACAGCCGATGCAAAAACATCAGCGCAAAAAAAAGAAGCTGATCGAGCTCAAGAAGCAGCCAAGAAAAAAGCAGATGATGCTAAGGCAGCAGAAGAAGCCAAGAAGGCTTCAGATGCTAGACGAACTGCTGATGATGCCAGCAAAAAACGGATAGCTGAAGATAGAGCAAAAAAAGAAGCCGAAACTAAAGCTAAAAAAGAAGCTGAAAAAGAGGTTAAACCGGTTAGACCACCAGAACCAGTTAAACAAACACAAAAACCACCAACAAAAACTGCTGAACCGGTTAAGCCAAGTGAACCAGTTAAGCCACCGACTGCAACACAGAAACCACCAACACCATCTAAGCCGGATGTTTCTACTGCTGTAAAAATTGGTGCCGGTGCAGCTGTTATTGGAATAATTTCAGGTAGAGAAGCTCTAGCTGCCAATATTTCAAAATACGAATCTGGAGCTAAAGGTTATAATGCATATAATAGAGGTGATTATTTTCTTGCCAAGAAGAACGAAGGTGCATATTTAAAATCAAATAATATAGATTTTAGTAAAATGACAATCACTGATTATTTGAAAAGAACAAATAAAAAATTAAAGGCTGGCGGCGTGTTAGATGCATCTGATCCAAATGTATTATTTGCTGTTGGTAAATATCAACTTATTCCTGGTACAATGAAGGTCATGGCTGAAAAATTAAACCTTGATCCGAATAAAACATATTTGACTCCAGAAACACAAGACATGTTGTTTGCTAAAGGTTTAACAACTAAAGGTAGTGGAGGTAGAGCTGCGGTTGATGATTATATTAATGGAAAAGAAGGAACAACAAGAGATGCTGCTATACTAGCACTTGCAATGGAATTTGCATCTGTTGGTGTTCCTTATGATATAAAAGCAAAAAGTTTATTTAAAAATACGTTACCTCACGTTGATTTAAAAAAAGGAGAAACTTTTTACAAAACACCAGGTGGATTTAATGCAGCACATAATCCACCTGAAGCTGTGGGTCAGGCATTAGATACTGACCGAGCCAAAAAATTAAATAAATCTAGTACTACACAATCAGTACCAGCGAATAATACAGGAGTTACGATTGATAATTCCTCTGTAAAAAACAAAGATATGAAGGTACAAGACAAACCAGCACCCGTGAATGTTCAACAAAATACAACAAATGTGTCGAATACAAGTGAATCATCCACACCAGCAAAAGTTGATGATAGACCAGCACACAAAAGAAAGTAAAAGATGGCAGACAATAAACTGAATTATCAACAAGCTAAAAGAGTTCGCGGCACAAGTTTCAAGGACCTTTTTGTCGACCAATTGGCCAGCAAAGGTGTGGTCGGTTCTATTGGCAAAACAATATCAATGAAGACACAGGCCAAAATAAAAGGTATCAAAGAGAAATTTGATCCTCTGGCTATTGCTAAGTTTATGACATTTGGTTCTAAATTAGGTCCGGCACTTTTGGGTAAGATGATGGGTCGAAAGCAGGAAGATATTGACTACTTCACCGGCAGATTACGACATATTCGTTTTGGTGGTAAGTCTGAAAAATTGAATAAGATGGGTGGTGAAGGTGAAGGTGGATCTGGTATTAACGAACAGTTGGCTAAAATTTATGGTTTTCTAAAAAGTTCATATGAAAATCAAAAAATCTTAAAACAAAAGTCGGAGAATTTTGCAGAAGAGTTGTCGATGGAGAAAAAACGCCGGCATGATGAGTTGATGACAACACTCAAAGAACTAATGAAACGGATTAATCCTAACGCCACAGCAGAACCTGAAGGATCAAAATCTATGTTCGATAATTTGTTTGATATGTTATCAAATTTTGGAGTTTTATTGGCTCAATTGGGTGCAAAGGTTGCTGGGCTTGCCGTAGATTTAGCTAAATCAATTGCTCGAACAGCTGCACAAGTGGCCGCGCCAGCTATGAAGTGGGCTCTTGGTGCAGCTTTGAGTCCTTTAGGACTTGCAGCCGGTGTTGCATCAGTTATAGCTACTCCGTTTGCGTTATCGGCAATAGAAAAACGTAAAATAGATGAGAACCCATACTCGAAAGAATATGATAATAACGCTTATGCTCTAAGTGTTAGAAGCAAAAAAGAAGGCGGCAATCTTACAGAGGGTCAGGCTACAGAACAACTTAGAGCCAAATCAATGAAACAAGTGAATAGGCAAACTGTTGAGGAATTTGTTAATTCTAACCAAACAGATGATGAATTAGTACGCGAGTTAGGTAAAGATAGAACCGGTTTAAAACAGTGGTTGCAAGAAAACCCTAACAGAGCTGCAATGTATCAGGTACCAATGCAAGGATTGAGTGTGCCACAGACAGCCACACCAATGCCAGCACCTGCGGTCAATCCAGAAGCAACCACAACATTTGGCACACCTAATGATGTTAGACAAGGCCGAGGATTTAACAGCCCCAGTTCAACACCTGCACCAATGGCAACACCTGTACCACCTGCTTCACCAGTCAGCAATCTCACAAACAATAATATTGACTTGAACATGCAAAGTGCGGCTACTGATAATAGTTTAAATGATGTTGTCAATAAAACGGTAACCAATGTGTCTCAGAATCAACAGAGAGTGGGACTAAGACCTAGTGAAATATCTGTTAGGAACGATGAGGAAACCTTCATGGACCTCATAATGAAATCTACTAGAGTAGTATAAACAAAAAACCCCGCACAAGGCGGGGTTCTAACTTTCCAGTGGGATAGTTTTAGTCTTCTTCAGCCAACTTACTGAAGTATGCCATATCATCATCATCATCTTCCGATGGCGCATCAAATGAAACAGGCTTCTTAGGTGCAGCTTTTGCTTGTTCAACAGTGGTACGTGCTCGTGGAGCATCACCATCATCATTCAAACCAAGAACTTTTTCCAACCGAGTCTTTAAGAAATCATAAGACTTGAATTCTTTGTCAGCAACCAACTCAGACAGAGCTGATTCAGCTTTCCAGATTTTTTCAAGTTCTTCATCATTCTCAGACAACGGCGCAGCTGAAGTAAATTCAGACTTGTCGTAGTTTTGATAACCAGCAACCTTCGTGATCTTCAGTTTAAAGTTTGCACCTTTCCAGAAGTCAA